CTAAACGACGATAGACCTGACGCCCAGTGGTTTTGGTCACATCCCGACGACGAACATTACTCGACCCCTGTCCCTAGTATTATTATGCAGAATAAAGAAACTTTACTAAAAGCACGTAAAGAGTATAAAATGAAGTTAAAGGAAGTAGGCAATGATTAACGATTCTGATTATAAAGAATATAAAGCTCTGATGATGACTTTAAGTAACATCCCAGGAAACAGAGGAAACTACACCTTTGAAGACTTCAAAAAACAAAAAGCCGACACTAAACTAAGACAAAAACTACGTCCCGAAATAACAGAAAACTTAAATAAAGGTGATTTAGAAAAAGCTTATAAAAGTTATGAACAGTTACCTCTAGGTGATATGCTCAGTTATGAAATGTCACCAGGACTAGGCGACGCTATATCTGGATATGAAATAGCAGAGTTTGGTAGAAGAGGTAAAAAAGCTAAGGAAGAAGGTCGATATTTAGATGCCGCAGGTAATTACTTAATAAGCGGACTCAACACAGCAGGCACAGCAGCCACACTCATACCCCCATTAGCTTATGGTTTAGATGCCGCAGACGTAGCGGTAAAAGGTATCGGTAAGTATTTACGTAAAAAAGGCGGTGACGGAACCGTCAATACTAAAGTAAACGTGGCACCTGGAACAATGCCCTTAAAACATGACGTTGTTAATTCAGCTGATGTACCTCCTGAAATACTAAAACTAAACACAAACTTAAACGAAACTCCTTATAGACACAGCACTAATAAAACACAAATGATGAGTCAAATAGCTTTAGCTGAAGCTGACGTATATAAGTACCCTAATAAAGAATATCCTTTAGAAAATATTTTTCAAAATATGAGACGTTACGGAGTAGAAGGTAAAGGTAATGTAAATCAAAACGTAAAACGTCAGATAGAAGATTTCGTAAGCCCTGAATTTATAGAGTCCACAGGCGGTAGAGCTACACCTAGTGAAGTTATGAAAGAGTTACAAAAGAATGCTCCTCAAATAAAAGAGTATCATGCGTTTTATAATAAAGATAGTGTTTTTGACCCAGAAACTAATAGTGGATATTCAAATTATAGAACTAAACGCCCAGTCTATGATTTAGACTCAGACTTAACTACATATAAAGAAGCTACAGAAACAACTATGCCTAGTTACGGAGAACGTAGTTACAGCATGTATGATAACGATAGATTATACGGTCAAGGAAAATCAAGAGAAAACCCAGATGGACGCAGCAGTTTTGAAAGTACTAGTCACGATGTAGGTAGAGGAAACCTCATATCAGGACAAGATACTAATAAATACATGCACCAAAGATACACTTTTGAAACTATAGACGGTAATGAAAATGTATTAGTACTACAAGAACTACAAAGCGACCCCTACACATTCACTAAAGATCAAAACAAAATAGCACAAAGACTAGACACAAGCGCAGAAAACCCAGTACAAGATGTTCCTTATATGTTTCAACACGGAGAATACGACGGAATTTTAGCTGGCATCGTAAGTGGTGAAAGACGTACAACCGAAATGATTAGGGAAGAACTTCCTAAGTTCTATGAATACTTAGTAGGAACAAATAAAGCTAAAGCTTTTGATCAGGAGTTAGGTGACCATTACAAAAGTCTCCGTAGTGACCTCAATCAAGCAGAGATAGAAACTGGGTTTGATCGTAGAACTATGGAAAACTACGGGCAATACAATGAAATAAAAATAGAACTTGACGATACATTTAGACAACAAACAGAACGTATGATAGAAAAATACGTTGAGGGTTTTAACGAGTATTTAGGTCTTTCTGGTGGTCTTACTCCTAAAAATCTACCAAGAAGTGCCGATTGGTTTACCGATAGTGTTAAAACTGGTTTACAAACTGCTTCAATAAACGACTCCCCTTTTATTCTAATACCAAACGGTCCAAGATCTTTAGCACCCCCATCAGGTGACTCAAGTACTATACCCCCAAAACTTGAATCACGTCTGATAGAAAAGTTTAAAGATAACCCTGACTATAAATTGAATTACAATACTAAGGGTGAATTGATAAATCTTCAAAAAATACAAGGTGATGACTTCACCACGTTAGCTTCTACCACACCAGATGAAAAGTCTGTTAACCGAGCTAAGAGTTATAATGATTTTCTTAAGAAAGCTTTAAAACAAACTGAACAAGATTACAAAATTAAACTCAATGCTAACCCTTATGAAGACCAATACGGTCAAGAGTATCTAAGGATAGACCTCACACCAGAATTAAAAGATGCTTTTAAAACATTTAGAATGAATCAAGGTGGGCACGTTAATACTATTATGCCGTTAAAGTATGGACTCTAGTTTAAAAGAACTGCCTGAGTCAGTTTTAAAAGAACATCTAGAACTAGCTGAAAGATTAGAAGAAATAGAAAAAGTAGAACGCTGTCAAAGTGGGTTTATGAACTTTGTAAAAGACCAATGGCCATCATTCATCGGCGGTGCTCATCATACTAAAATGGCAGAAGCCTTTGACCGTATAGCTACAGGTAAAATAAAACGCCTTATAATAAATATGCCACCGCGTCACACTAAAAGTGAGTTCGCTAGTCATTACTTCCCTGCATATTTAGTAGGTCGTAACCCAGCTTTAAAAATACTACAAGCTACCCACACCGCAGACTTAGCCGTTAAGTTTGGTCGTAAAATTAGGGACTTAATGCTTACTGAGGATTATGAAAAAATATTCCCAGACGTACTAATCAACCCCGACTCAAAAGCAGCAGGTAAATGGGAAACTCAAATGAAGAGTAATCCTAAATTAAAAGGTGAGTATTATGCTGCTGGTGTTGGCGGTGCTTTAGCAGGTAGGGGAGCAGACTTATTTATAATCGATGACCCGCACAGTGAACAAGATGCCATGAATCCAAAGTCCATGGAAGATACTTACGATTGGTACACCTCAGGTCCACGTCAGAGGTTACAGCCAGGAGGAGCCATCGTAATAGTTATGACACGTTGGAACATTAACGACCTTACGGGTAAACTATTAAAAGATGCAGCACGTGACCCTAAAGCTGACCAATGGGAAGTCATAGAATTACCAGCGATACTGCCGAGTGGTAAACCACTATGGCCAGAGTACTGGAAGTTAGAAGAACTAGAAGGCGTAAAAGCTAGTTTACGTGGCGGTCCTAAATGGCACGCTCAGTACATGCAGAATCCAACTAGTGAAGAGGGTGCACTAATAAGACGTGAATGGTGGATGGAATGGGAAAAAGATAAGCCACCAACCTGTAATTATTTAATACAAAGTTACGACACAGCTTTCTTAAAAAGTTCTTCAGCTGATTATTCGGCTATCACAACATGGGGTGTATTTTACCCAGAAGGTACAATAGGAGAAAATATATACGACGGCACAACCGCACACATTATTTTACTAGACTGTATAAAAGGTAAATATTCGTTTCCTGAATTAAAAGGCGTAGCCCTAGAACAGTATCACGAATGGAGCCCCGACACAGTAATTATAGAAGCCAAAGCCACAGGCATACCCCTAACACAAGAACTACGTAATATAGGTATCCCTGTTCAAAACTTTACTCCTTCTAAAGGAAATGATAAGATTGCTAGAGTTAACGCTAGTACCCCTTTATTTGAATCAGGTATGGTTTGGGCACCTGACACTAAATGGGCTAACGAAGTTATAGAAGAGTGTGCTGTGTTCCCAGCTGGTGATCATGATGACCTAGTTGACTCAACCACTCAAGCTATGTTAAGATTTAGACAAGGTGGTTTTGTAAAACTACCAAGTGATTGGGAGGAAGACGACCTATACTACAAACGTAAAATAAGTTATTATTAATTATGGCTATAGAAAAAACACCTCTAAACATTGATCAAGACGGAAGTATAGACATAGAGATTATGGAGCAGTTAGCTGCCGAACCCATGATGGCACCTCAACCTACTGAAGTTATGTTACCAGAAGAAATGGATATTCAAGGTGAGATGATGTCATCTTTTGAACTTGACGGTCAAGGTAATGTATCACCTTTATTTGGTGAAGAAGGTTCAGTGATGACAGATCATCAAGCTAATCTCGCAGAAACTTTAGACTCTTCAGATTTATCAACACTAGCTAGTGAACTTTTAGACGCTTACGATTCAGATAAAGATTCACGTAAAGACTGGCTTGAAACTTTTACTAAAGGTTTGGATTTGTTAGGAATAAAAACAACAGAAAGAGAAGAACCATTCCCAGGAGCAACAGGCGTACATCATCCACTATTAGCAGAAGCAGCAACACAATTTCAAGCGCAATCATACAAAGAGTTATTACCCCCAGGAGGTCCAGTAAAAACTAGGGCTATGGGCGCAGAAACTCCAGAAATAATGGCACAGAGTCAACGTGTCAAAGAATTTATGAACTATGAAATTACTGAGGTCATGAAAGAATATGACCCAGAAATGGATAGTTTATTGTTTTACCTACCTTTAGCTGGTAGTGCATTCAAGAAAGTTTATTACGATAACTTGCTAGGTAGAGCAACCAGCCGTTTAGTAAAAGCAGAAGACCTAGTAGTAGCCTATGAAACAACAGATTTAGAGACTAGCCCACGTTTCACCCACGCTATGACTCTAACAGGCAACGATTTAAAGAAACTACAGATGAATGGCACCTACCGTGAAACCGAAATAGGTGAAGCAGATGC